CCTAGAGCGGGTCATACCAAAATTTGAATAAGTGCGATCAATATCTTTAAGCATGCTGTACTGTCCATCAGCAGTTAAAACGCGTTTGGTACGACAAAATTCGACAGTATTATGGAGACGAGTAGAGGGCTTCATTTTAGTTTCCATATTATATATAAGGAATATTTTCTCCAAAGATTTAATATTTATTATTTCATTACTAAAAATTATAAAATCGTCACCATTAACTATAAATTCGGCATAAACACCCAAAAGTGAGCATGCAGCCATAAGTATAGCCAAATTAATAATAGAATTACCAAAACTAGTATCAACGTCACCAGACATACGAGTTCCAGCGACGCGATATTTATCACCGGCACGTGAAATACAATTATTATTTAATGTATGCCGGCATAAATTTGAAAGTTCTTTATTGTAAGAAAAACACGAGAGGTAAAATTTGTGAGTAACGCGCAACATTTCTTTGGTAACATGCGCATCAAAAGTAGTGTGATCGCCCTCTGTCATATAAGTGTATTTAGAAGCTAATTTCCCAATTCGTTCGGATAAGTCTACAGGATCGCCTTTACCAAAATAATGCTTGAACTTGCTGTTCTTAGTGATAGCGAGTTCAAGAGGTTTGATAAAGCGACCATACTCAATATTAAATGTAATATGTCTAGCTTGAATCATTCTCGGAGGCTTATATTTAGTAAGATTAAATTTTTCGTCTGCTTTAACAAACGGTGCTACATAATAACGTATTCGTCCACCAAATTCCAAGTCGTTTAAATGCTTTTGGTAAAGGCGTTGTCGAGCTGCTGGTAGTATTCCTTGCACGTATCGGTTACGTGTCCAAGGGCGCGCTCGAACCACGAGGTGTTTAATATACTCAAATGTTTCGCTACAAGCATGTCGGTCGTATTGAGCTGTTCTTTGAGGGATGTGACGCTTAACGAAAGCTGCTCTAATGCTTTCGCCGGATACTGGGTAATAGTACCAGGCGTCTGGATTGATAAGAGGCGGGAAATATGTTGTCTGCCTTTCCATGCTCCAATCGCCAGGACTAAAGCTATCGCACCGTATTTCCAAAAGTTGG